GGAAAACAAACATCAAAGAAGAAGAACAATTACCACTCAGCACACTAGAACTTTGGGACAGTTTCAGTTCCAATATACAAGTATGGACAAAATCTATGCTTAAAAATTGTGACGTTGAAATAATGTTAAAAGGTGGTGGCAGAATGAAAGGTGAATATCTATTCACAGTAGATGCTTGTCACGGAGATGCTAATTCTGTTAACACAGGAGTTTCTGAAGTACCTAGCGAACACAAACAACACAATTTTGGTAGATTGGAAAACGGACAATACTTTGCACAGCCAAACAATAGAATGCTTTGGTATGAACAATCACTTACTCCATCAGAACTAAAAAGACCAGACTTCCAAGTTAGCACTAGAGAGTTCTTCTGTGAAAACGAAAGCAGTGTAACTTTTGGTGATTCAAACGATTACTTCTACGAAGAAAAAGAAAGTCCACTCAAAAAATAATCATTGACTTTACTGTAAAAATTAAGTATAATCACTTATATTAATTTTAACACAGGTAAACAACAACATGATTAAAGGATTTAAGATTCCAAAAGTAACTTTCAGAGTCAGAACAGGCGATGCTGTTGAAACAGACGGCGGTTGTGCTATAGGTGGTGAATGGCACAATGCAACAACTGATTCTTATTTTAAAGGCAAAAGAGTGGTAATATTCAGTCTACCAGGAGCATTCACTCCAACTTGTTCAAGTCAACAACTTCCAGGTTTCGAAAAAGAATATGACAAAATTAAGAAGATGGGCATAGATGAAATCTATTGTGTGTCAGTAAATGATTCATTTGTAATGAATGCATGGGCAAGTCACATGAATATACAAAATGTAAAAATGATTCCAGATGGTTCTGGAAACTTCACAAGATTTATGGGTATGTTAATTGGTAAAAACCATTTAGGTTTTGGAAACAGAAGTTGGAGATACATGGCTGTGATTAATGACGGTATTGTAGAAAGATGGTGGCAGGAACCAGGTATCAATAACGAAGGTACTGATGACGATCCATATATTGCTTCTACTCCTGAAAATATGGTTAATTATTTAAAAGAAGAGTATGCAATGGGAAATTACGGCGACTACTCAGGAATAGATCACAACAAAGGAGAATAATATGTCAGGCAGAACATACGGTCCAGAAGAACAAGCCAAACTTAAAAAAATAATTGATGAAGGCGCAACGGTGCTTTCGGAGGTAGAAGATTTGAGTGCTGGTTTAAAAGATACTGTTAAAGCGGTAGCAGAAGAGTTAGAAATTAAACCTGCTTTAATAAACAAGGCAATAAAGATAGCACACAAAGGTGAGTGGAGCAAATATTCTGAGGCTTTTGACAGTTTAGAAAATTTGATTATTGCAGTCGGCAAAGACAAATAAACTATACCAATAATGAAGTACATGGTTGACATTGACAACACCATTTGCTATAATAAAAATAGCAATTATGAACAAAGTCAACCAGACATGGAAAGAATTGCAAAGTTGAATAAACTGTTTGATGAAGGACACGAAATCCATTATTGGACAGCACGAGGTGGCAATTCTGGAATAGATTGGACAGAACTTACCCACAAACAACTCAATGATTGGGGAGTAAAGCACACTTCAATCAATATGAAAAAACCTGTTTATGATGTTTGGGTTGATGATAGAGCGGTGAACATAAAGGACTTTTTTAATGAGAATTGATTATAATATCCATTTAGATTATTCAGACGTATTACTACATCCTAAAAGATCAACTTTAAGTTCTAGACGTGACGTAGACATATTAAGAAAATTTAAATTTCGAAACAGTGGTAAAGAACTTACTTACGTTCCTATAATGGCAAGTAATATGGATGGTGTTGGAACATTTTCAATGGCAAGAGTATTACAGGAATACAAAATGCTTACTGTCATAAGAAAGCATTATACACTAGATGATTGGAAACAAGCCGCAGGCACAGGATTAAAATTCAAATATGTTTCTGCCTGTGTAGGTACTGGAGCAATACACAACGAAGATGCTACAGATTATCAAACATTGAAACAAGTGATGTCAGCATTTCCAGATATACCTTGCATCACAATTGATGTTGCAAATGCTTATCATGAATCATTTGTAGACTTTGTAACAAAAATTAGAGAAGAATATCCAGAAAAAGTTATTATTGCCGGTAATGTTGTAACTCCTAACATGACTGAAGAATTAATTATTAAAGGTGCTGATATAGTAAAAGTTGGAATTGGTCCAGGTAGTGTGTGTACCACAAGAACACAAACAGGAGTAGGTGTTCCACAATTTTCAGCAATTATGGAATGTTCAGATGCGGCAAATGGAGTCGGAGGACACATCATTGCAGACGGTGGTTGTACTCAACCAGGAGATGTTTCTAAAGCATTAGGTGGAGGTGCACATTTTGTAATGCTAGGTGGAATGTTAGCAGGACACGAAGAATCAGAATTAGAGTTAAAAGATGGCAAAAGAATATTTTATGGAATGGCTTCACAAACAGCATTAAACACACATGGACAAAGAAAAGACGGATACAGAGGCGTAGAAGGCAAAACAGTAACACTACAAGACAAAGGCCCAGTCAAAGACACTGTTGAACAAATTTTGGGTGGAGTAAGAAGCACTTGCACTTATATAGGAGCAAGACGAATTAAAGATATGCCTAAGGCGGCTCACTTTGTAAGAGTGAACAACGTAATCAACAGAGTATTTGATAGATATGAAAAAGACTGATCAGATTTTAAAATGGATTGCTACATTCACATTGATTGTAGGAACATTCATTAATGCAGGTTTCCCACATTTATATCCAATAGGTCCAATGCTATTAGCAATGGGAGGAATAATTTGGTTAATCGTTTCAGTGATTTGGAAAGAACCTGCACTGATAACTACAAATGCAGTATTGACAATTACCGGAATAGGCGGTATACTGTTATATTATTTGCGTTAGGCCCAATCAGCCACAAGTGATTATTTGGTATGTGTCAGCCACAAATGACATTAGGAGAATAAATGAGTTATATAGACGGCTATTTTGACAGAGGAGCAGACATTATAAGAGTTGTTGAACGTCAAAACGGCGAAAGAGTTTTCAAAGAATATCCCATCAAATACACATTCTATTATGAAGATCCAAGAGGAAAATATAAAAGTACAACTGGAAAAACACTGAATAGAGTTATATCTAAAACTACAAAAGACTTTCACAAAGAATTAGCAATAAACAGAAACAAACAATTATTTGAATCAGATATAAATCCTATATTTCAATGTTTAAGTGAAAATTATCTTAATGCAAATTCACCTGATTTAAAAATTGCATTCTTTGATATTGAGGCTGACTTTGATCCTGAAAAAGGATTTAGTACTCCTAGCGATCCTTTTATGCCAATTACAGCGATATCTGTTGCGTTGCAATGGATGGACTCATTGGTTACCTTTGCTGTTCCTCCAAAAACAATGAGTATAGAAGAAGCAAAAGAAATTACAAAAGGCATAGACAATTTATATCTTTACAAAGATGAAGGTGAAATGTTAAAAGCATTTTTAGATATAATCCAAGATGCTGATGTATTAAGTGGTTGGAACTCGGAAGGTTATGATATTCCATACGTTATAAACAGAATTCAAAAAGTATTAAGCAAAGACGACACAAGAAAACTTTGCTTATGGAAACAACTGCCTAAGAAAAGAGTTTTTGAAAGATTTGGTCGTGAACAAGAAACTTATGATCTAGTTGGTAGAGTGCATTTGGATTCTTTAGAACTTTATAGAAAATACACATATGAAGAACGACACAGTTATAGACTAGATGCTATTGGTGAACATGAACTAGGAGAAAAGAAAACTGTGTATGAAGGCAGTCTAGATCAGTTATACAATCAAGACTTTAGAACTTTTATAGAATACAACAGACAAGATACAAGACTTATTGATAAACTAGATAGAAAACTAAGATTTATTTCATTAACAAATGAATTAGCACACGCAAACACAGTATTATTGCAAACAACACTAGGTGCAGTCGCAGTAACAGAACAAGCAATTATAAATGAAGCACACAGACGTGGTGTGCAAGTTCCAAATAGACCTAAAAGAGATGTAGGAGAAAACACAGCGGCGGCTGGTGCCTATGTGGCATATCCAAGAAAAGGATTGCACAACTGGATAGGATCAATGGATATTAATTCACTATATCCTTCTGTGATTAGAGCATTGAACATGGCTCCTGAATGTGTAATGGGACAGTTAAGACCTAGTCATACTGATGAATACATTGAAGAACAAATGACTCTACAAAAGAAATCATTTGCAGGTGCTTGGGAAAATCACTTTGGTTCACTTGAATATGATGCAGTAATGCAACAAAGAAAAGATATTTCAATTCATGTTGATTGGGAAGATGGCAAATCGGAAGTAATGAGTGGTGCTGAAATTTACAAGATGGTATTTGACAGTAATAATCCTATGATGATGAGTGCCAATGGTACAATTTTTACAAGTGAGTTTGAAGGAGTCATTCCAGGATTACTTGCACGTTGGTATAAAGAAAGAAAAGAAATGCAAGGTATGTTGAAAAAAGCCAAAGAGGCAAACAACGATGCTGAAATAGAATTTTGGGATAAAAGACAACTTGTTAAGAAGATTAATTTGAATAGTTTATATGGTGCAATATTAAATCCAGGATGTAGATTCTTTGACAAACGTATTGGACAATCAACTACACTATCCGGCAGACAGATTAGTAAACACATGGCGGCGAAAATTAATGAAGTTATTACAGGTGAATACAACCACGTAGGTAAAGCAATAATTTATGGAGATACAGACTCCGCTTATTTTTCAGCATATGAAGTACTTAAAAAAGAAATTGAAGCAGGACAAATTCCATGGACAAAAGAAAGTGTAATAAAATTATATGATCAAGTTGCAGGAGAAGTTAATAATTCATTTAAAAAATTTATGGGACAAGCATTTCATTGTTTAAAATCTAGAGCAGAGGTAATTCAAGCAGGTAGAGAATCTGTTGCTGAAACAGGATTGTTTATTACCAAGAAAAGATATGCCATACTAATATATGACTTAGAAGGTTATAGACAGGACGAAGAGGGTAAGTCAGGTAAAATAAAAGCAATGGGTCTTGACCTTAAAAGATCAGATACTCCTGTGTTCATACAAGACTTTTTAAATGAATTGTTATTAATGGTGCTTACAAAGAAAACTGAAGATGAAGTACTAGATAGAATAAGTCAATTCAGAAATGAATTTAAACAAAGACCAGGTTGGGAGAAAGGTTCTCCACGTAGAGCAAATAATATTCAAGAGTATGCTAAAAAAGAAGCACGTCAAGGCAAAGCAAATATGCCAGGACACGTAAGAGCAAGTATTAATTGGAACAACTTAAAAAGAATGCACAGCGACAAATACTCTATGGAAATTATGGATGGTATGAAAGTGATTGTGTGTAAACTTAAAAAGAATCCATTAGACTTTACATCTGTGGCTTATCCAACAGATGAAATGCATATTCCTAATTGGTTTAAAGAATTGCCATTTGACAACGATGCTATGGAAAGCACTTTGATTGATAATAAACTTGGCAACTTGTTAGGAGTACTTGGTTGGGATATTAAGTCAACTGAAAGTAAAAACACATTCAACAACCTATTTGATTTTGGAGGATAGATGGCAACACACGGAATGATAGACTTGGAAACATTGAGCACCAGACCTGATGCTACAATATTGACTGTGGGTGCTATAAAGTTTGATCCCTACACAAATGAAGAGCCACATTCAGGATTATATTTGCGTTTGAATGTAGACGAGCAAAGTGAACTTGATCGTCATGTAGATGATAATACTTTAGAATGGTGGGGTAAACAAGATGCAAAAATAAGAGACGAAGCATTAGGTGATGAGGATAGAACCCTTTTATTAGATTTTATTAAACAATTAAACAAATTTTGCGTGGGACTAGATGAACTTTGGTGTCAAGGTCCTTTGTTTGACTACGCAATATTACAAAATTTATATGCACAATTAGGACAACCTGTGCCTTGGAACTATTGGCAGATACGTGATTCACGAACACTGTTCAATATGTTACCAAAAGATCCAAGAAAAGATGTCCAAATGGATTTACACAATGCACTTGCTGATTGTTATTTCCAGGCAAAGTCAGTTCAAAAAGCATATAAAAATTTTGGAGTAAAGAAAAGATGATAGAATTAGTCATTGACTTTTCACCAAAACCTAAATATAATGTATATAAGGAGAACGTATAATGAAAGACATCTTACAAGATATCGTTGCACATACACATTCGCTTGGATTTCTAAGCCTTGTTAAAATAAGCAACGAAGAGCAAACAAAAATAGAAAGTATGGCTGAAGATAGATCAGTGATACTTGCAGGAAACACAAACAACAAAGTAAATGAATTTGATGGTGTGTTCGGAATGCCTAACTTAGACAAGTTAGCACTTCACTTGAAATGTCCTGAATATCAAAAGGACGCAAAAATAGAAGTTAAGTCAGCAGAAAGAAATGGAAAAACTGTGCCAACACACATACATTTTGAAAATGCTGGTAAAGACTTTAAAAATGATTACAGATTTATGAGCACTGAAATCATCAATGAAAAACTAAAATCAGTTAAATTCAAAGGAACTGCTTGGGACATAGAGTTTGAACCAAGAGTGGCGGCGATTGC